AACCAGGGCCCGGAATCCCTGGAAGTCATCATGGACCTGGCCGAAACGGCGATCCGGGCCGCCCTGGCGGGCCTGGATTTTGACGACCTGGCCTTTGATTACGATGCCATCAGCTTTTTCCCCTTGTTCGCCGGGGCTTTAAATATCAATGTCTCATACCCGAAGCTAATTGGCGGGTTCACCCCCACACTTTAGGAGGACATTACCATGGCTCAAGCCAGAGGGAGCGCCGCTCAAGTGGTGCTTGATTTTGAAACGTCTTATGGGGCTGACCCGAATTCCGCGGCCGGGATATTGGTGCCCTTTAATTACCCCTGGGATTTGAAGGCGGTGCGGGATCTGAAGGACGGCAACACCCACCGGGGCCGCCGGGACGGGGCCATGCCGTTTTACGGCAACTCCGACGCCAAGGGCGGCGTGGTGGTGCCTGTGGACCAGGTCGCCATCGGCTACTGGCTCCGGGCCTTGCTGGGAGCGCCTACCACGGCGCCGCCGTCTTCGGATACCCTGGACAACGCCCCAGCGGTGGATAAGGTGGGCGATTTCGTGGGGCTTCCCATCACCGGGCACGCCTTTGTGGCCGGGGAGACGGTGGTGATTGACGGCACCATCAACTATGACGGCACCCACGTCATTGCCTCCAAGACCACCAATGAGATTGTCATTCCCTCCCTGTATGTGGCCGAGACTTTCGCCGGGACCGAAACCTGTGTCTCCGGAAAATACACCCACGTCTTCAAGCCCGCCTCCGCCATTGAGTCCCTGGTGCTGGAGGCCGGGTTTACCGACATCAATCAGTATCACAAATTCAACGGCGTCAAGGTCAATAAATTCGCCATGGACATCAGCGGCGACGGCGAACTTACGGCCAAGATGGACCTTATCGGGGCTAAAGAAACGGTTGCCGGGACCGCTTATGATTCCGGACCCACCGAGATAGCCTTCGCCCGGTTCCAGACCATGCAGGCCGCCATCCAAGAAGGGGGCGTCCCCATCGCCACGGTCCAGAGCCTCAACTTCGAGATCAGCAACGACCTGGATGGCGATTCCTTTGTCCTGGCCAACGCGGTCCGGGGCGGCCTGCCGGAGGGCGACTGTCTGGTGAGCGGCGTTATCAAGGCCTTGTTCGATAGCGAGACCCTTTACAACAAGGCGGTGGCAGGGACCGAGTCCAGCCTGCAGGTGACGTTTACCGCGGGCCTGCTGTCCCTGACCTTTCTCTTCCAGGAGCTGCTTTACACCCCGTCCACCCCTACCATCGTCAAGGGTGGGGTTTACGTGGAACTGCCCTTCAAGGCCTATTTCGAGAACGGGGCCGCGGACGCCATTGTTCGGGCCATCCTGGTCAACAATCAGGCCTCGTATGCCTAACAAGACCCAGGGGCAGGTCTGCCGGGACGTGCCCCGGCGGGGCGGGGATAGTTTGTTGGGATAGAGCATTTAGTTATCAGTCCACTGTGAGGGGTATATCAATGTTACTTAAGCCAACCAGCGACGCGGGCCTTGTGAAATATGATGACGGCGGTTATTACGTCCTGGTCGCGGGGGAGCGCAGGTATCTTCAGGCCTATCCGGCTAGCGCAAACAATATTGGCATGGCTGGCACGGCTGGATTTGGGGTGGGTATTTGTCCACCGACTGATTTGCCGACCGGCTTCACGCCCCTGGCCGGGCACGCTGACCCCACTTCGGGGAATTATGGCAATTATGTTTATGCCGACGGGTCGGTGATGTGCTGGGTGCCCAAGTTTTATTACAAGATTGGGACGGGGGCGAATGGATTCCCTGTGAACTGGGTAGATATCAAGCCCGCCAGCGCCTACGCCGACACTGCCGCAGCCAACGCTGCGGGTTATGCCCTGCATCGGGCTTTCATCGACGGCGGGGTGGAGAAGTCAGGGTTTTTCTTTGACAAGTACCCCAACAGCAAGGCCGCCTGGGGTACAGGCTATATCGGGTCGTCCATCAAGAACGGCCTGCCTCTGTCCACCCATGCGGATCACAACCCCATGTGGAAATCTCAAATCCCCTGGACGCCTGATACTGTAATAGCCCTGAACGAGTATAGGCGGCCTACGGTAGCTAATGGGTACTCCTATGAGTGTACCGCCAGGGCGGGGGATTTCAAAACCGATCCAGCCACACAACCCCCTTGGCCAACCACTGTTGGCGACACCGTAGTAGACGATCAGATAACCTGGACTTGCAGAGCTTATGTGGGCCTTACGGCGTGCGGCAGCAATGCTTATTTCGAGGCTATCAAGGCTGCTCATGCCCGGGACGGGGTGAATGGAGCTGAAAATGCCTCAAGTATGTTTGCCGTGGGATCACGATTTCAATATGCGGCCTTGGCGCTTTTGTCCCAGGCCCACGGCCTGGCCTCCAAGTGCGAGGCCTGGTGCGCATGGTATGACTGGACCGGGGCCAAGAATTACCCCAAGGGCTGCAACAACAATGCCCTTCGGGACACTGATGACGCCACGGTGGTCTACCTGACTGACGGTTATAGTAACTGCGGCAAGGCCGGGAGCGGCTTTCCTTTTGCTAAAACCACTCACAACGGCCAGGAGTGCGGCATCGCCGACCTCAACGGTCTGATGTATGAGATATCCTTGGGAATGACGTGCGTCGCTGCGGCCAAAAATATTACCGGAATCTCCGAAGCCAATCCTGCGGTAGTAACTATTGTAGGGCATGGTTATGTTACTGGTGACCTCATACAAATCGACTCAGTGGCGGCCCCTATGGCGGTGCTGAACGGCAAAATCTACACGATTATTAAGATTAACGACGACACTTTCTCTCTAACCGGGGCAAATACCACAGCGACGGGGGCATGGGTTAGTGGGGGCACTGCCACTAAGGGCACCTTCTACGCCGCTAAAACCGCCACGGCCATGAAATCCTTTACCTCCGGCAACAGCGCGGCCACCGACCACTGGGGGGCCACCGGGGTGGCGGCCATGATGGACGCTTTCGTTCCGGTATTCGTCACATCCGCTGGCGGGGTATATGCTCAGCGGTATGGCAACGCCTTTAACCAGGTGTTAGCCGAGGACGTCAGCGGCGCTGATTACCTCCTGGCCGGCCTGGGCCTGCCCTTTGCCGTCACCGGTCTAAGCCCCGGAGGCGATAACCTGTTCGGCAAAGATTATTTTTATCAATACATACGAAACGAACTTTGCCCCATCTCCTGTGCGCATTGGGCCGACACGTCCTATGCGGGGGTCTGGGCTCTGGCTTGGCACAGCTACCGGACGTACTCGAGCAGCACTGTGGGCTGGCGTTGCGCCTGTTTCCCTGTGTAGCCGAGTGATAACGAGGCGGGAATGGGGGTGCACAGCGAGCCGAGGCTTTATCGAAAAATGGGGGAGTTATTAAAGCTCTTAAACATCTATCTTAACCATTTTCCCAAGCATGAGAAATACGCCTTATGCAACAACATCAGAAACACGGCTTATGCCATTTACGACCACATCACCGAAGGAGAAAAACGCTATCTCAAGAAAACCACCTTAACCAATCTGGATATCGCCCACGAGAAGCTGCGGATGCAGATCTATCTGGCTTACGAGTTGGGCTATTTCCGGTTCAAGGACGGCAAGCAGGAAGACAAGCACTTTTTGGAACGGGAGGAAAACCGCTTTCAGGCTATCACCGCCCTGGTAGATGAGGTCGGCAAAATGATCGGCGGCTGGATCAAAAAGCTCAAAGACGATAACCGCTGGAACTGAATGTATGGGTTACCTATTAACATGCCCCATCTCCTGTGCGAATTGGAACAACACGTCCAATGCGGGAGTCTGGTATCTGAATTGGAACAACAACCGGACGAACTCGAACAACAATGTGAGCTGGCGTTGCGACTGCATTTCCTCAAACCGCCCTCATGCGGACAGTGGAAGAACAGGGATAGGTTATCCAGCCTCGGGCGAAATCGGGAAAAACCTTCTTCTTGGTAGGACGCAATCCGAAGACCAGAAGGGCTTTATGAAACGATTTGGCAACTTATTTGAACAGGCATTCAGCCGGGGCAACCTATACCAGGCATACCTCGACGCCCGGCGGGGCAAACGGGGTAAGCGAGCCTGCTTTGAATTTGAAATTCACCTGGGAGGCAATCTGGCGGCCCTGCATTCCGAAGTCCATGCCGGCACCTATCGGCCGCAGCCTTATTTCAAGTTCATGGTTTACGAGCCTAAGCCTCGAGTAATCTATGCGCCGTCCTTTCGGGACATCGTACTACAGCACGCAATTTACCGGGTGATCTATCCCGTATTCGATCGCACCTTTATTTCCACCTCTTTTGCCTGCAGGAACGGCTACGGGACGCATAAAGCCAGCGATTACACCCAAAAGGCCCTCCGGCATTATGGTGGCGACTCCTATGTTTTGAAGCTCGATGGGCGGAAGTTCTTTTACTCCATCGACCGGCAGATTCTCCGGGAACTGATCGAACGCAAGCTCAAGGATCGCCGCCTGGTGGAAGTGATGATGCTGTTCGCCGACACCGGCGACCCCCTGGGCATCCCCATCGGCAACCTCCTGAGCCAGCTTTACGCCCTGATCTATCTCAATCCGGTGGATCATTTCATCAAGCGGGTCCTGAAAGTTAAGCATTATGCCCGCTATGTGGACGATATGGTGCTGGTGGGCCTCAGCCGGGAACAGGCGCTGGCTTACCGGGACCGGATCGTAGGATTTCTAAGAAGCAGCCTGCACCTGGAATTATCCAAATCCACGATCCAGCGGGTCAAGCGAGGGGTTAATTTTGTCGGCTACCGCACCTGGAAAACGAAACGAATCATCCGCAAATATAGCCTTTATAAATTCAGCCGGAGATTGAAGGCCGGCGACCAGCAGGCGGTAGTGTCGCTGTTGGGGCACGCCAAGGGTACTGATTCTCTGCCCTACATGCTGCGCCTGGCAAAGGCCGCCCCGCACTCCATCCGTTTGCCCCGGACCTATCAAAAATTACAGGAGGCGATGGCATGACCCCCGAAGACCAACTCTCAATCTATGGCAAGGTGCTCGCCGGCTTGGAAACCGAAACCGTTTTGGCCGCACTAGCCCGGATTCATTATCTCAAATTGAAACTGCGGCGCCTTCTGGAACTGGACAATATCGGCGACCCCCAGGATGTGGCCGCGGACATGAATAAGTCCCTGCTCCTGGGCGTAGGCATCCTCTCCGGGGTCATCACCAATGCTGCCATCATCACCCGCTATAAAGCCTACGTCACCGCCCAGGTGCAGCTCTACGGCGGCCCCGCTGCCATCATGGACAAGCTGGAGGCCAACGCTGTGTCCCTGGTGAAATGGCTCACGAAGTTGAGCGTGGCCAAGGCGGCGCTTGTGGCGGCGGAAGATGTAGAAAAAATCATGGCAGTGGAACTGGAGTAACCTATGGAAATCTCAGCATTGATAGCAGACGCTAATGGGGCCTTGCTTACCGGCAAGGCGGCCTCGACTGCCTTAAAGATACGCAGAGTGGCTGACGGATATTTATTGGACTGGAACGACTTGACCTTTAAAGCGTCCGCTTGGACAACTCCCACCACCCCCTTGGTTGAGGTGGATGCCACGAACGTGGCCGGGGTGTATAAAAAAGCGGTAACGATCACGTCCTGGGCAGATGGGTTCTATCAGGCGCTGGTCCACTTCGATGACGGAACGACAGTCCTTAATTTTGAGGGCGAACAATATGTGCAGGGCGGCGGGGAGATTGAAGCGAATTTTCTGGCCGGGATTGTTGAGGGCTCGGTAACCGTGAAAGTGGCTCTCCGGCGTATGCTGGCGGCTTTGGCCGGAAAAGCCAACGGCGGAGGCACTGGCACCCAGCACTATAGAGACATGGCCGATGCCGTGAACCGCATAACAGCCACAGTGGATGCGGATGGGAATCGCTCGGCGGTTTCATTTGACGATTCAGGTGCATAAATGAGCTATCCCTACTGGCCCAAAACGTATTGGCCTAAAACGTATTGGCCCAAAGAATACTGGCCTGGGGGTATGGGAGAGGCGGGGTATCTCCTGGCAATCCAGGATGCTTCCCACACCCACGCGGCTGATTCCCCGAGCCTAACTCAGACGCATCTGCTGGCCGTCCAGGACACTTCTCACGCTCATTCGGCTGACTCCCCGGCTTTGACCCAAACCCATCACCTGGCTGTAGCAGACGCATTACACGCCCACACTGCCGAGTCACCAGCATTAACCCAAACCCATAACCTTGTCGTCGCTAATGCGGCCCACGGCCACACCGCCGATAACCTTGAGCTTGTCCTGACGGTTCCTCTGGCGATTCAAGACTCAGTCCACGCTCACACCGCCGAATCCCTGGTCTTGGTTCAAAATCATTTACTGGCGGTCGCTGACGCACAGCACGGTCACATCGTTGACCCGATAATTTTAATCCAGACGCACCTTCTGGCGGTTGCCGATGTATTTCACGCCCACACGGCTAACAATATCACGTTCTTTGCCCCCGCCCCGGAAATCTACGGGAATTTGCAGGTTTCGATCTTAGCCCGCCTGTTGTCGGCTACCCCGTCATGCAAGCAATTATCCGTATCCCTGGAGGTTTGATATGGCAAAATCCGTGCACGATGATGTTCTCGACGGCGCCCTGAACATTATCAAAAACAACGCTAATTTGATGTGTGTTTGTTCCGCCCAGCCTACTACCCGGGCAGAGGCCATTGCCACCTATATGCT